CTACTTCGTTTAAATCTCTAGGTACTTTATTTATATTATCATTTATTAAAACAGTATGCGATGTTTTATTTATTTCTAAATCAACATCCTGCGGGTATGCAGCCATTATACCAGGTAAGTAAACATTGTAGTATTCTTGCTCTGTTTGTTTTACAACAATTTTATAAGAATACCAGCCAAGAGGGTTATAATTACTTCCTCCTGCGACTCCGTTGTATATACCAGGAGTTCCTAAGCCTACATTTCTAGACGAAGATATTACAGAATTAAATAATACTTTTAATGAATTGCCAGGAAAAGGATTTTGCTGAATATTATTATCTATGTAAGGAGAATATATTGTGTCCCCTTGAAAAGCATTGCTTTCTGCTGTTACTAAATTTTCATTATTTGAAAGAATAACTGAAGAAGTTCTACCATATCTATCTGATAATACTATACCTACCTGATATGTTCTGTTTTGTTTTACAGTTGCATTAGGATATTCTACTATTGAAACCGTATCTTTATCATCACTAAATGCAGTTATAGTTAAAACAGTATTAGCGGAGGCTGTTGTTATGGCTTTATTTAATGTTATATTACTAAAGTTTGGTTCCGTTCCAGTTACAGCAATAATTTGTGTATCCGCGTCTGCTCCACTGCCTGAAACAAAACTACCTATTTCAATGTTACCAACTCCTCCATTAGTATCTATTACAGTGTTTTGATTATAAGTGTTAGCGGTGGTTACCCGAATTGTTCCACCTTGTAAATTAAACGAACTTTTTTGGCTAACACCCACATTATAATCTAAAGAAGCAGGCGGGGTATGTTTATTTTGAAAATTACCATATACAACTCTGTTGCTAGCTATTTCTTGAGCAAAAGCACGAACGGGTACTTTGTCAAAAACTCTAGTGATTGCATCACTTGGTAATGTTTTTATAGGTTTTTTAGATATGTAATTATATGCAAAAGTGTTTGGATCAACGGAAGGATTTTCTGTTAATTTAGCTATTGGTATTGTATCTATAACTTTTACGGCTAAACCATCAGACTCTTTATAAAGTATTTCTAATTCTTGTATTTTTAAAGCATCACTTATAGTTGATTTAGAAAAAGGTAATGGTATTCTTAATCCTATATCATCAACTTTGTTTTCCATAAAAGAAACTATAGTACTTCTGTACGCTGCTGTTTGATCATCATCTAATTCTAGCTTAAGTGTTTCGGTATCTTTATTGTAAGTAAAATAGCCGTCTTGCTTAGGTATAAATGCAGGTTGGGTAAATGGGGCCATTATAGAATATTCATTGTCGTCAAATCTATATCTATAACTAAATCTAACAAATTTATCTTCTAAGTAAGCTGGATCTCCTGCAAAATTCGGATTATAATAAAGGTTTGGATTTAAAATTATTTCAGCGTTATCTTCAATTTTAAAAGGAAAATTAGTTATGCCAGAAAGAGTAAGGTTCCATTGAGGTGGTGGTGTAGGATTTCCTGGGGGATTTGCAGTATAAGAAACACCAGTAACTGTAGCATTTGGTATAATTCTTATAGTTCCATCATCTTGAACAACTCCAATTGTAGCTGCGCCATAAACTGTGCCGCTTATTGAATCAAGCGCAGGGTTAGTCCCGTCAGCCGCTATTTGACCAGATACAGAATCAATTTTAAGTGGGACAACTGTTGCGCCATTAGCATAAACCTGAGTTGAAAAACCAGCGCCTCCACTTGGAAGAAACTTACTAGTAGCATCTTTCATTGTAGTTTCATACTTTCCAGCACCACCTAAAGCGCTTGGTTGCCACAATTCTATAGCTTGGTAAGGGTTGTATTTTGCTACACTTATTTGATCTTCTGTAGTGTAGTAAGCGGCATTGTCTTCTGCAAAGCCTATATTTATTTTTCTGGGTTGATTATAATTGTCCGTCCAAAATAAAAAATCCTCTAATATATTCGATGCGTATATCCTATGGTCTGTTGAAAAATTTAAAAATGCTCCTTGCACTAATATTTTTGTAGCATTTGCACCACCACTTGAATTGTTTGTATCAAATTGTATTATATAATTTTTAGCTAATTTTTCATATGCAAGAGACTGAAAATTGTTAGTTAAAAATAAATAAACGTAGCCGTTAGATTCATCAACTTGTTGACCTATACATTCTAAACCTGCAACTAATCCAGACGAAGGGGCTATATCAAGTACCGCAAAATTTCCTAATACATTTTCTAAAGACCCTACTGAATCTCCTTCAGATTTATTTACTTGTATATTTACAGCATCTCTATACTCACCCTGAGGCATTAGCCTAGCGTCTAAATCTTTATTTAATTTGCTTTTTATAAAGGTATTTCTTGCTTGTGCCATTAAATTTTAGTGTTTAATCCATTTCGATTTACCTCTCATAACTTGAACTATTTCGTCAAGCTTAATGTTTGATAATCTTATTTTTGCATTTCTAAGCTTTGCTCTTCTATCTTTTTGAAGACGTGCAACTAAGTACTCTTGCTGTCCTGCTCTTGTAGATATCATAGAATACAATATAGACGCGTATAATGCATCTTCTGCTAGCTTAGGTACTTTAGTATCTGAATCATAAGCCAAGCCGTCTGATATGTATTCTAATACAATTAGCTTTCCAGCTAAATTGCTTGAAAAGGACATTTTACCGTCACGTTCGTCCATATTAAACCAACCATTTGCTTGAGCATTCTGCGGATCTAATCCGTATTGTCTTCCCCAATTCCAGCTTCCTTCAAATCCATAAGCATTTTGAAAATCAATAACCTCATCTATACTATTACCTTGTTGGCCATCAATTAAAGTATCATTTGCTTTTTTCCATCTTTCCTCTGTAATAGAAGTTCCTTCTATATTTTCTCCAAAATTGTCTTGTGTTGGTACGCCTGCTTGATCCTGTACAGGTGTTCCAAAAGGAGCTATAGTTAAGTTGTTTGCAGGATATATAATTCTTTTTACACCTAGCTGATCTATCCAAGATACCCTTACGTAGTTAACATAGTCTTGAGGCAATATAACGCTTAAGCTTGCTGGTATATTTAGCTCCTGAGAATGGATACTTTTTAAGGTATCGTAGCTAAATTCTTGCAAACTTCTTTTTGCAAAAAACAATACATCTGATTTTTTAGCAGTTTGTATTAATTTACCATCACCCACATAGCCAACCATAAAGTTGTCTATAGCATCTGTTAACTTTATATATTCATAGCTTCCGTAATTATCCTCTACGGTATCTCCATAAGCCTTTTCAGCTTCTGTTTGACCATACTTGCCTCCTGTTAAAACTTTTAATTGCACAACAACAAAAGTTCCTGTAGCTAAAGTAGCTGTAATATCTATAACATTATTTACAACAGTGTAAGCTAATAAATACTCTGTATAAGTCCCAGGCAAACCATTTGCGCTGGTATATACTTTAAAGTTATTTAGAGCATAATCTGCATTAGCGGGGTTCCAATTACCGAATACTAAATCTGTATCAAATGTAGTTGGGTATACTTGAGAGTTGCTTCCTGTAGATAAAAAGCCTTGAGCTCCTTGGTAGTATTGTTGATTAGTTTCAGTTATTAAACCCATTTGTTATTATGATTTTTCGTTAATTGACGCTTGTTGTGCTTCTTGAGAAGCTACCTGTATTATAGTAGGATCGTTTATTATAACTCCTGCGTATTTTAATATGCCAATTATTAAGTTATTTTTTTCAGATATATCTAATTCAAAGTCTACAGACGGACCAGAAGCGCTAGCATCATACAGGTATTGTCCTTGTGTACCAATATTGAATCCCCAATTAGGAACAGTTGGTGCGAAAAGACAATTTATATTTAATGTCATATTTGTAACAAAAGGAGTTACTTTGACAAGAAGTTGTTGCACTATAGATGGAGCAACCAATGTAGTTGTTTGAGTTGTTACCGCCAATGGATATTGAACGGTTGGAATAGTTAATTTAGATCTTGTAATTTTATTAAAATCTGATTGACTAACTAATTCAGTTACAGAATTGTAAGTAGGATTTCCGGGATATGTTGATACTATATTTCCTATTTTATATATAACACCAGCCCCTGAATATATAAAACCAAGGTTTGTTGTGTTATAAGTAAAAGCAGCATTTCTTTCAAACGGAAAAAGTTTATAAGCGGTGTCTTTAAACATGTTAAAAAACTCCGTATCGTTTTGAGTATTTTTTTGATTTTGACGGTTTAATTGATTGCCGTCTGGAAAATAAGATTCGAATATCTCTGTTTGCACTTGTGCTGCTAAACTATTAAATTCAGCCGGAGGTATATAACCTCTTTGTTCTTTGTTTAGAATGTACAAGACTGTTTGATATACTGTGTTTATACTTACTGCCATTTGTTTATTTTTATATACTAAAAAGGCGGCCGAAACCGCCTATATATAGTATCACTTGTTTTTATAGTTTTTTATCTATAGATTTATAGATTTCAACGCCTTCATCTGTTTTTAAGAAAGCCGCGAACGCTGAGTAAGGGTTTTCGTCAAAAGGAACGTTCATTAGTTTTCTGCCAGTTGACACCCAAGTAAATGTTCTTTGATCTTGTGATAAGCTTATAATGCCATTTTCTTGTGCTCTAATAGCAAAGTTTCTAAGCTGTACATTTTCATCATTAGCTAAGTTAATAAACAAAGCTGGATTATTTCTAGCAAATAATAATAGATCTCTTCTTAACTCTTTTGAACTCATTGCGTTTACTTTAGAACCTAATTCAACTCTAAGTATTGCTTCTGCTTGATCTACATCCATAGATCTAGCTGCGTTTAATGCGTCAATTTGTAGATCTAAAATATCTAATTGATCCACTGCTTCTTTAATTGCGCTAAACTCTTCGTATATTCTTCCTTTTAATGGGTGATATAACGATAATAGCTTTTGCAAATTTTGTTTTTCTTTTGGGACTATCAAATCACCGTCTTTAAATATAATGTGGCCTAATGTTGCTTCGCCTTTTTGCTCATCTATAAGTGGGGAGTCCTGATTTGTAGCATATCTAATCTCTCTTTGTCTGCCCGTTGATTCATCAAAATATAGTAAAGAATGTTTTTTTGTATGTCTGCTTGGTATTGTTAATGTTAGGGGATTTTTATTACTTCTTAAGTAATAAACCCTATCTTTTATTTCCCAACTTGGTTTAGTTGTTTTTGGAGCGGATTTTACCGCTGCTTCTTGAGGTGCAACCTCAACTTGCTTTGCTTTAGCTTGTTTAGCCATAATATAATAAAATTAAATAGTTATAAGAGTAATAATTACCCCCGTTAGTTCAACGAGGGTAAGAATTACATTAATGTTGAATCAATTAGATTCCTTTAAATAATACAAAGTTGTTAGCAGCTTGTGTTACTAAACATCTTTCAGACAGGAAGTTTACTTCCATAGCATCTAAAGTAGATGTAAATGCACCACCGGCAGAACCAGTTAACCAAGACTTCATTCTTCTGTCATCAGCTTGTGAAGCTCTATAACGTACGTGTAAGAAAGGTCTACGGATATTAGTTCCTAAAACTTGATCATATACTGTAGAAGTTCCAGCTGGCACTAATACACCTTCAATTGAACTTATTCCGTCAATACCTCCACGAGTAGAAGCGTCGTTTAAGTATTTCCAGTCAGTTTTGTAAAAGTCGTAAGAACCTCTTCTAAATCCTGAGAATCCAAGGTTTAAAGCCATTTCTTCTGAATTTTCAAATAATCCAAAAGCAGTGCCTCCAGCAAATCCGCCAGATATACTAGCTAGCATATCATCAAAATCTAAAGCAGTTTGTCTTTGCAAGAATAACATATTTTCTTCGATAGCTCCTTGAGTGTCTAAGTTTTTCAATATGTCATCAAAAGCATCCAATCCTGCAGCAGCAGTGAATCCTACATTTACATTTCCACGATCTTCAATAGCGGCAAATAAACCTTCAGTTCCAGCTAATTTAGCAGTTGTAACAGCTGCAATGCCATCATTTTTTTCACCTTCAACCATTGACATTTCTAAATAATCTTCAAAACGTAATCTTGTTTCAGATTCAGCTTTTAAATACCATAAGTATCCAGATGTTCCGTCTTCAGTCGCAACTTCAACCCATCCAATTTGCGCCATATCAGAACCATTAACGCTGTATTGGCTTCTAATAATAATTGGGGTATTTGCATACTGCGTAAATTGCGGCTCTACAGATACTCTAGCATTAGCGCCTGTCATATCTACTCCTTTTTGGTAAGCAGAACCATATACAAATATTTTTAAAGTAGCAGAACCAATTGTGACACCGTTGTCTGCATTCTCTAAAGCCTTATTGTTAAAAGGTTGTACGGTGATAGCTTTAGCTCCAGCACCAGGAGCAGAAGCAGAAACAAGACATTTAGCCTCGCCACCAGTTGCAGGGTCTAAAACAACTATAGTATCATTTACAGAAATAACATTATCTACTCCCGCAGGTATAGTAATAACGTTACCATTAGCAGGAGCCGCACCAACGCCACCTCCAGTAGCAGAACAGTCATCATAAGCAATGTGTAATCTATTTTGTTCTGACCAAATTACTTGATCACTTGACATTGGCATTTCAGCGCCAACCATTCTTAAGAAGCCAGATAACGTACGATTTCCGTAACGCTCTACTTCTTGTTCGTATACTTCTGGTAGGTATTGCTGTGCAAAAGTATCGCTGTTTCCAGCACCACCATCGTCGAATTTTAGGTAGTTAGTATCCAATAGCTGTTGAGTTTGGCTAGGGATAATACTACCAAATTGAGGAGTTAAACTCATAATTTTTAGTTTTTTTAGTTAAATTTTTTTGTTTTAATTTTCAGTTTTGTAGAGTCAGCACCTGAAATTGCTTTAACTTTAAATCCATTTAAAAACACTTCACCTTGAGTTGACCTAGCTTTGGCACTACTTAAGTTTTTTGAACTGTTTACGACTTCTTTCACAGCGTCTGCTTTTCCTTGCTCATAGAAATGAGCGGCAATCTTATCTACATTGTCAGCGGCATACATAGCTTTGTGATAACCTTTTGTATCTGTAACATTACCTTCAGCGTCTAGGAACTTCCCGACAAGGTTTTTAATGTTAGATTGGCTTTCTGCAACTTTATCACGATTTTGAATGTTGTACTTATAATTCTTTTCGCCAACTTTAATATCGAAACCTTCGAAACTGTCGTTAAAAAGCTGTTTAGTACTTTCTTTAAATTGCGTGTGCTGTTGCTCAGCTTGTTCTTGCTGCTTATTATATCGGTTAAAAAAGTCCATAGCTTTTTGTTGGTCTTGAGTAACGCCCGGTCTCAACTTGATCTCGTCGTAATATTTACTCTTAGTTTCCTCTAAATAGCCTTTGGCTTTTGCAACTTCTTCTTTAAACGCAATTTTCTTTTTGCGCATATCTTTTTCCTCATCTACGTCTTCGTCATAAACAAAGTCTTCTAAAATGAGATCTATATCTTCGCCTTCTAAATAAGGCTTTTCTTTTTTGTAATATTCTTTTAACAGAGTAACATCGTCTACTTTTGAGTAGTCAGCGTTAAGTCTTGTATAGTCCTCTATTGTCCCGCCTGTTTCTTCCATAAAGGAAACTAGCTTTTCAATATTTTCTGGCAACTGTTTGCCTAATATTTTTTCGTCTCTTAGTGCTTCCTTAACTTCGGCTTCAACCTTAGCTACTTCGACTTCTTTGATTGGAGAAAACCTCTCAGCATCCTCGTTGGGCTCTTGTATAGGTTCTCCCACCTTTGCGCTATCTCCGGATGGTTCTTCCACAGATATCTTCTCTGTTTCTCCGATTTGAATGGCATCTTCTTTTTGTTTAGGTATTACTACTTTCTTGACGTCTGGCTCTAACTCAATTAAGGGTTCTTTCATGTTTACCTTAACTGGTTCTTCGCTTACGTTTGTTAGTTTTTTAGGAGTCTTCTTTTTTAATTTAAACTCACCTTCCTGTTTAACAGGCTCATTTGTTTTTACTTTTGACATAATATAATATAATTAAATAGTTGTTACTTTCTACATGAAAGCTTGCATGCCTTGTTCAGGCTGATTTTCAAAGTCTATAGGTAAGCCATCATTTTTTCTTTGGCTTATCAATTCACTTTGTTGTGTAGCTTCCATTTTGCTACGTTTATCTTTGCGATCTTCAATTGCTCCTTCTTTTTGCTGGATCGTTTGAACATCTAGTTGTTTAAGTTGCATATCGTATTGGAATTTTGTTTGCATTTTTTGTGCTTCTAATTGTGCTGCAATTTCCATACGCTGTATTTCCATTTGATTTTTTGATTGTTCAAATTGAACATTAGCACCCATTATAGCCTCTTGCTTTTGTACTTCAGCCATAGCTGTTTTTTCTGCAGTATCTGCCTGTGCTTGTCCTTGAGCTGCAATATTAGCTTGCTGATTAGCTTGATCTTGTTTAGCTTTTGCTTTGCGCTTTATTTTAAGCATTTGATTTGCTAGCTTAAGATTTTTTATTTGTCTTAAATCTATAGCATCTTCTAAATTTAAACTACCTTGTTGTAATGAAACTTGAATGTTTGCTTCAAGCTGCGCTAACTCTTCGTCATCTGGCTCTAACTCTAAAAATATACCAAAATCGTGCAAGTTTAAATTAATAACTTCGTCTAAAGTTTTTATATTAAACGTTGATATAGAGTTTTGTAATGCACTTCTTGTAAGCGGAAATTCTAAAGCATCTGCTATTTTAAGAGCAATGTTTTCAGCCAGTTTAAGTGTTATATAAAGACTAGACTGGTTAATATGTCTAGTGGCAACATTAGACGCATTAGCGGCCATCTTTTGCAGCCCTACAAGCGAGTTCTTGTCCATTGCTGTACCGTCTCTTGCTTCATTTAACCCTGTTACATCGCGTATCATTTGTAAATAATATTGATACGTTTGTATAAGCGCTCCTATTTTAGCTTGACCGCTTGAGCTATTAAGTTCTTGAATTGGTACTTTACCGGCATTCATATCACCGTCTTGTGTAAGTGATCTACCTACAATAGAACCTGTTTGGAAATACATATTAAGTGCTTCTGCAGGATTGTAGTTTGTGCCATTACCTAAATCAACTTCTGCAAGTCCGTCCATATCTAAGTATACACCGTCTGGTACCATACGAGATAAAACTTGCTGCAGCTTTAAATGAGTTAATTGAATCATATCAGCAAAACCAATACATTTGCTTACAATAGATTCAATTCTTCCTTTGTACATTCTAGGCGCACATATAGCATAATTCATTTCAACCTTAGTTGTATCTGCGACAGGCCTTGTCATGTTTTCCGCTAACTCCCATTTAAGCATATCGTTATTACCTAACACTTTTGCTCCTGTATATAATACTTCGATAGATCTTGATACTCTTTCAAAATTATCATTTTCAGGCGGGTTAAATGTGTCTGGCTTTTCTAAAGCTTTCATCAGTCCTTGTTCTGTTTGCTTTATTTTAAATACTTGATTGTGATATGTTTTGTATTCAAAGTATAAAACCTGTACAGTATTTTTATCGTAATTACCCCAGCCTGTTACATATTGACTGTTGCCCGGCATCTTTTGTATTCTAGCAAGCTCCTCTTCTGAAATGTTAGGAAATTCTTTTTTAAGCTCAGGTATTGTTATAGACTTTACTTCACCTACATAATATATGTCATCAAAGTTAGGGTCTTCTGTATAAGAATAAATAGCATAAGCTGGGTCTACATAATCAACCGTTACTCCTTCTGCGGTATTAAATCCTGTTTTAGCAATAGCAATTCCTAGAACAGTTAAATCCATATTCAATCTTTTTCTAGTAAGATCGTATTTGTTTTGAGCAAGCACAGATGATATAGCTTCTTCTTCTGCTATTTCAATTGATTGCTTGTAGCTTAGCTGCATGTGAAGCTCAAGCTCTTCTTTGGATTCCGGTATTGTATCTATATTAGGTGTTTGATATAAATCAATGCCTAAAGTTTGTTTTAAGCTGTCTAAATATTCCTTAGCAACCATATCCTCGTAAAGCATAGAAGCATAATCTGTTCTTTTCTTTATTGACTGAGGATCTTGTGCATATGCTTTTATATCGTAAGACTTAGATGAAATACCATTAACCACTATATCTACAAATTTAGATAATATAGGCACAGGTTTCCAATCTAAGTTTAAATAAGATAAATCACCGTTAATTGACAATTCATCTTTATACTTTTGTATTGATTGCTCTCCTCGAGCATATAATCTTAATTGGTGAAATTGATTCCAACTAGTTAAATATCTATTACCGTTAGTTCGACCTTGACCAAACCATTCATATTCAATAGCCTGCCCAACTTGCGTACCATATTCCAAACTTGCTTTCTCTGCGTCACTTACTACTTGACTAGGAAAAGCGCTGTTTGTGTTAGTATATATACTCATTTAACTTATTATTTTTGATATTGAACCTTTGTTGTCGTACTTTTTAATTCCTAAATCAACCGGTAACGGTCTTTCTCTTTTAGGACCTGGCGTGTATCTATGCTTATTACATGCCATTAATGCTAAGCCTGAGCTTATAGATGCATCGTGTTTTGTTCTATTATTAATATTAAACTTTGCCCAATCTTCTAATGTTCTTTGGAAATATACATCTCCATATCCTGTTTCTTTGAGCCCTACAAATTCATTTACATATGTTTCTATAGCAGCCGCGTGAGCTTGTTTTATGTCTTCACTTGAGTTTGGTATACCACCTAGCTCTTTTTCTGTTACTGATAATTTGTTATATTTTCTATCTGGCCGGTTAATTGAATAACCCCTATAGCCTCTTCGTTTAAAATGATATAACAATCTTGGTTTATTATTTTCTGCTAGTATAGGCATTCCGTAAAACACGCAAGCCATTAATACATCTTCAAAAAATATTTCAGCAGTTTGAGGTCTGGCTATATATTCTAAAAAGAAATGGTTAGGAGGTACGTCCTCCATACTAAACTTTGTTAAACCGTGAAGAGCGCCTTTCGACCCCCTACCGTCCACAGTGCCCGATATATCATATGGATCACAACCAAATGCTCCACAGTGCTCATTGCCAGGATAATTAGTGCCATTTTTTATATATCTTTTATTTTGTAACTGATCAGGTGGAACCCAAGTCACTAAAAATCTACCGTCATTATTTGGAACAAATATTACTCTAGTATCTTTTTCTGCGTTTTCCCACTGAAAACTTCCTCTTGTTACGTTAATTGAATTTTTAAGATCTTCATTAAAATCTATTTGCTGATATATCTTAGTTAGATTAAATAAAGATTGTTTTGATTCATCTCTAAATGCGTGCTTTGTTGTACGCGGGAATTGTCTGTAAAATTCATTTAAACTATCTTGATCTGATTTTAAACCTTCTACTTCATTTTCCCAATACTCTATTACACCTTGTGTTATTTTTGTCCCGTGTGGATCTTCAACTGCTTTTTTTGGTGTGTTGAATACAGGTAAGCCATAAGAATCAATGTATCCCTCGTAGTTCCATTCCATAGGTATGAACAAAGAATAGAGTCCTGAGCGAGTCTGTCCATTGGCGTTTCTTTGTGTAACATCTGAATCATTATAAAGCTTTTTAAAATTATCGCCACCTTTGTCTAATGAGTTTGACGTTGATCCCATCATACATTTACCAATTACTCTACTACCTAATCGAAGGGTGGTTTTCGTAACCCTCCAGTTGTTGAGGATGTTGTTCGGCCTTTCCCACTTCCCGGATTCATCATGGACGAGGAGTTTGAGTTTCTCCCCATCGTAGGCGTTATCGCCGGTGTTCTTCCAGTCGATGGTGGTGTCCAAACCGGTAATTTCTTGTATTTTTTCATTGGCTTCAAGCTTTCTACGGGTAAACTTGGAGGCAGGGACTCTGTACGCGAGTTCGGTCTTTGGCCTGTCCATACCGTCCTGGATCGGCTTGAAAAAGAAGGGATAGTTGACGGAAATAGGTACGACCTTATCTGTGAACATCTTTTTAGCATCGGCACCAGATTTGGACAATATGCCGAACCGTGAATCCGTTGATATTGTAGCAAGGTTGACCGATTCAGCTGAGGACATAAATGAAAATCCGCTTCGACGGTTTTTAAGATAACACATTCCATATGACCTGGAATCGGATTTGCATGCTTCCCAAAATATGTAGAATAATCTATTCGATTCTCTAAAGTCTGGTTGCCCGACATCAATCTTACTCCACTGCAAGTACATATAATAAGTGCCAGTAATGTAAGTAGGAACGCCTTTGCTATAAAACCAAAAGCCTTCTTCACGTCGTGTAAATTCTTCATCAATATAGTCATACCATTTTTCTTTAAAATCTAACGGGTATTCTTCCCAGTCAAATACAGATTTAATTTTTTTTAATTCTTTTGGGTATTCAGAATAAGTCCACTTGTCATTTTCAAATTCTACTACATTAACTTCTTTAGGTAAAGCTATTTTTAAATTTTGTATTTCATATACTTCCCCTATTTCTCCTGTCTTACTTATAACGACTATGTCGTGCTCCTCGTTATATCCATACTCCCATTTCTTATACCTATTCATTCTGTTTAGAACTTTAGGTTTAATATGGTCTTTTAATACTTTGTATAAAGTTTGCTCGTACATTATTTAGATCTACCTTCTGCAAAACCTCTAAAAGACTTTTCTTCTTTTGCTTCTTTAGGTTTTTCATTTAACAAATCTTCTTCAGCTTCAATGCGATTAAGTATTTCAAAGCAATCAAATATTGCTAGCTTTTTTGTAGCTGCAGCATTTTTAAGTCTATCTGCGGATATGTCATCGTCAGAATCAACAATAGGCTCTTTTGCTACCTTTATTAACTCTTCAACAGCTATTTGACCAGCTAGGATTATACTCTTCTTCGTTTCCTTTGTGTTCATACTTAATTACAATATCATTTGATTTCATACAATATAAGCGCTTACCTTCAATTAAAAATTCCCATTCTCCGTTAGGTTTGTAACCCACTAAGTCTCCTGGGTTAATATTAAGCGCTTTTAAGAAGCTATTGCCATATTTTAATATACCAATAAGGCTTTGCTCTTTTTCCAATGTTAAAGACTCTTTATCTTTTATCGGTGTTATAAAACATCTGTCGTTAAATGAATGCCAACCTGTTTTATTTTTATATAAATATATTTGGTCTGCAGCACAAAAATATAAGTTATCTTTAAACCAGGATCTGCTTTTTTTCTTATTGCCTTTCATGTCATAAAATGTCCTAAATACATTTTGATGAATAACAATCGTATCACCCGTTTTAATCCCCGTGCTAAAAGCTTTGGGCGTTTCTAAAACTTTAGCTAATCTATTTACAAATTTAAAATCTTCTATACCTGTATTTACAATTAGCTGCTTGTCGCCAACTTTAATTTTATTACTGTACTCATCGCCTAGCGGTTCTACAATAAAGTCGTATATACTTTTCAATACTCCAAGTCATACTCAACGGAAATTGCCATGTTAGAGTTAAATTTCTTCCATGGCATAACCTCGTTGTTTTTTTTAATGTGAATATTATAAGAACCATCAGACTCATTTAATAAAATGTGCGATATCTCGTGCCCACCATAAACTTGTTGGCCAACCGAGTAATGCATTGCATCATTTTTATAATCAGAACCTATACTGATTTTTCTTATATTATTTTCCATCTTCTTCTACTATATCTTCATATGTACCGTCTTGTAGATTTATATTAATCTGACCATACTCTTCTTCTAACTCTTTTTTAGTAGCTTCAATATCTTTGCTTAAAGAGCTAACGTCTTGTAGTACATTTTCTTTTTGCACTTCAAGGACACCAACTGTTCTTAGCATTTCGTTTAGTTTACCTTGCTGCTCTTGCAATGTTTTTAACTGTTCTTCAGTTATCATTGCTTTTACTGTTTCTTCTGCTTTTTTCATAATTGAATTTAATTTAATTGTTTATATTAATATAGTTACCTATATATTAGTTATTTACCGGATACTAAGTTGGTTGCTGTTGTAGCGTTAGATAAAACATAATCTACAACAACAGGAAACCATTCGCCTTGCGGTACATTTTTAAATGTTATTGCTTGAGCAATCCCCGGTAACCCTTTACCAGTGCTTCCTACAGCTCCAACAGGAATTACTTGAAGGTCTTTATTAGTTCCAGTGCTCGTTCCTACATATATAACAGCGCCCTGCAAAGATGCGGCAGCTGTTATTGCATTTGCAGCAACAGGTGTAACCGTCGCTATGTTATTTGTTATAAAGTCAGGTTGATTTGCGTATTGTCCCATTTTTTATTTATTACTTATTGATTTATATTTCTCAAAACCACGTGAACCAAAATAAGCCACGTATACGGTTGTTAATAGTTGTTTTAATAATTCTATCCATTCCTGTTCTACAGTAAAAGATATTTCGTGATGACTATCAACCCATATAAAGGCTATAGCCATAAATGATAAGAATATAAGCGCCATAGGGCGCGTGTTTTTACTAAGCCACGAATCAGATGTCATGTCCGATTCCCAACGTTTTGTTATTTGGTCTTCTGCATTAGCTGCGGCTTTTTCAACTATGACTTGAATTTCTTTTTTAATTTCAAGTTTTTCTTCGTCTGTAGTTGTTAGCTTGTCAATAACGTCACCAACATCTTTGATAACGTTACCGCTTAGCCATTCCCAAATTTTTTTCAATGCTAATTGTATTTTCTGCTTACATTGCCTGATTTTTTGTCAGTAACAAGGCTAAATTTTGCAGAAATTTTTTGATCGTCAGCTTTTAATTGCGCAGAGCGTTTTCCTGTTGCTTTAGAGTCAGTTTTTCTTTTTTCTGTATACTGTCCTCCCCCTAAATCAGTTACACCTGTAATAGCGCCTCTATCTCCAGCTGGAGCATTGGGATTCGATTTTCTGAAGTTTGCTAGTGAAGCTTTTGCTTTACCTAAATCAGAAAACATAGTTTCAACGCCTTGTATTCTAACTGAAACTTTTTCATCTTTTCCTAATTTAGTCTTTTCTTTAATTGGAAAATTTGTAGCTTTAGCCGGCGATTTGCTATAGGACCCGCCCATGTTTATAGGCGTTGACATGTGCTTTGAAATTGGATTTATGCTCATTAAGTTTGATTTTTCTTGTTTGATAGATTCCATGTTATTTTTTTGTCATTATTAATGTTTCGTTGTGATCACCTGTAAACACACATTCTAATGTATTTTTGTTTATGACCTTGTATTTTAACTTAAGCTTATATCCATTTTTAGGATTATGCACTATAGTTGTTATTGTATTTTTAGTTTGTGCTATTATTGTTTCAATAAGCGTGCTACTTTCTTTAAAACTATAACTAATAATATCAATTACTGAATTGTTATTAGCTAATATAATTGTTTCATAACTAGAACCGGGAGTTAACCAAGTGCCTTGAAATTCTTTTTGCGCATTGCTGAATAGTGTTGCAAATAATGTAACTATAAATAATTTTTTCATAATATTAAATTTAAGTGTTGTATTAATATTATTACATAAATCTAAGCATTTTTATAAGCTTCATTTTCCCAAGGCAAATTTTTTGCCCCTTCTTTCATATCAGCTCTTGAATATTTTTTGCCTTTCCAGTAAACAAAATTATCGTCGTAATCTAAATCACCACGTTTCATTTGGTCTATATGAACCATTTCATGATTAATTACATCCTGACATTGGGAAGGATCTAAGTCTTTGTTTAAAATTATAGTGCCATTGTTATTAGCTTTACCCATAACACCTTCTTCCATATCTACATTATAAATAGGAGTATTGTCTATTTTATACGGAGCGTTGTCGAGCTTAAAAGCCATAGGTTATTTTTTATATGGGAACATTTTATTTAATGCTCCTTTTCTGGCTTCACAACCGCAAGGGAGGTTTAATCCCTTGCTCATTGTGTCAACCATTGTTTTGATACCAGTAGCTTTAGTAAACTTCTCTACACTGTCTCCTAAGCCTTTTGATCTCATAATTATGCTATTGCAATACCTGATACAGAAATACCTGTTGGTAACTGTACTCTAGCTTTAACACCACCTGGGTTAGCTGTTAACGCCGCGTTAATTGCGTCTCTTACTGAAGGAACTGTTCCTACTGAAGAATGAGTAATTGTTGCAACATCTTCAGCGGCTTGTGAGCTAGTTAATAAGATAGTTGTTGTAGTAGCTGAAGCAGCTTCTACTGTGATAATTTGATCAACATTGAATAAATAATCTCCTCCACTTAATCCAGTAGCTGAAGATTTAATTGCGATAAATTTTGCCATTTTGTTTTTGTTTTTGTTTTTGTTTTTGTTAATGTTTATGTTTATGTTTTGGCTAGGTTTTTACAGTCCTAATCTGTTTTATTTTTACATATTTTTTTCGATAGCAGCCTGTCTTTTAGATTCGTATTCAGACATTTTACCGTCTTTATCTAAATCGCCTTTCATATAAGCAGCAGATCCTTTTTCCATGCTATGCCCCATAGATATTGGGCTTACATGTTTTGACATCCATGATCCTCCGCTTGCAACTTTTGCTACCGGGTTATCTTCAAGTAAATTTTTTTTTTCTTGTTTGATAGATTCCATAGTTGTTTAGTGTTTTTTTTCGTCGTATTTTAAATCGCCAGCTAATTTTGAAATGTGTTTTTCGTCAGCTGTCATATTTTCATCGCTATGCCCGTGTTTGTTATCGTATTTCACATCTTGTTTAAGATAGTCCATATGTGCTTCGTCATCTCGTTTTGTAGCTCCCATATTAGAATCTGTAACTTTTGACCATTTTGCGTTTCCGCTATATTCTCCGTAATGTCCTTTATGCATAATTTTTATTTTTAATCTTCTTCTTGTATTTGATTATTTCTTTTTGGGTCTAAAATAGCTTTAATATCATTAACAGCTTTATCTTGGATGGGTTTTGCTATTTTTGCTAGAACATCATACATACCCGGAGAACTAGCCTCAGTAGTATTGGGTTTTGTGTTTGTTCCGTTGTCTGGTAATAAAGCCTTGAGGTCTGCAGGCATTTTAAATTTAGAATTCCAGTCAGTAGTCGTGGTTGTAGTTAGCGCTGTTTTTTTAGGGCATTTTTTTAAAACACTATCTTCTGTATATTGAACAGTGTTTGGGTCACTACACGGGTCGTTCTTTTTAGAATAACTTTTAGCTACATTCTCAGCTATACCATCTTGAAACTTTTGATGTACGTCGTCATAAGAAACCGTAACCATACCGTCGGCTCCTGAGCTATATGCTCCCCGCAGTGGTGATTTTTGAAAAAATGGACTCGAAAATTTAGAGCTACTCATTATTTATAAACTTTGGCTCTTGATGAGATTGGCCCTTCCTGGTAGCCGTATCCGCAAGGTGCTTTAGATACTTGCATACCTGTTATGCCTGAGCTTGATCCTACACCCATTGGAAAACCTTCTTTGCTCAATGGACCATCCCATACAGCATTTTCACCTACTTGTCCTTCTAGCTTTTGATTAGCTAATGTTTTTATATCTTTTTTCATAATTTTTATTTTACAGGATATGTTTTTCCGTTTACATTAAAAGATTTTTCACCACCTGCTTTAGCTGCTTCCAGCGCTCCAATAAAAGCATTGCCTTCTAAGGGAGAATCATCTTCCATTCTAAATGCAGTTCCTGGTGCTTGAGCGCCTCCATAAGCGGCAGGTATAATTTGATTTTGCGCAGATCCTAAAGCATTTTGATTTGGGTATAGGTTCTGCTGCATTTGACCAGGCTGTACTCCTAAATTTGTTGTGCCGTCAAGTGCTCCTGTTTGCTGAGCCATAGCCCCAGCAATTCCGCCAATCATTTTATTTGGTGATTTCATATTATCTTTCTTTGTCTTTGTTTACATTTTTAATAGAAGTTATAAGAACTTTATCTGTATACGTCTTGCCCTTCATAATACTGTTTCTGTGAGTACTTGTAGGCAAATCATCTTGCCCTAGTATAATTCTATACATTTGTTTAATTAAATGTTTGCATTTAAATGAAACCTTATATATATGATACTTTTGAGTCGTTCTATTTCTATGTCTCCACACAACTATCCAGCCTTCTTTAAGTAATCGATTCCACCTGCGGTTATCCCAACTATAGGAATAACTACCAGCCTCGAAATCTTTTTTTGTAAACATATCCATGCAATCCAGATAAATTAAAAGCTCTAGATCAGCATCATTAAGGTTGTTGTTTCTGCAAGCCCATTTACGTATTATACGATAATGTTTAAACAGATTCATATCCTTGAGATCATCTGCGTCTAGCCTTTTCATAAAACAACAACTACATCTTGTGCCTTGATAACATGATATGTTTGTTTGTTTATTTCTATTTTATGCCCTGCGTGCCGATCAAAAAAGATTTTATCTTTCTCTTTTAACCCTTCTACTTGTTCGCCCAGTGATAACACTGTAGCTTCTGTATAACGTATATCTTCACGCTGATTTTCTGCAAGAAGTAAGCCACCTTTTGTTTTAGTAGTTCCTTCTTTTAACTTTTCTATTATTATATTTCTACCTATCGCTTTCATCAATTCTTAAATTATTGATTACACAATCAGTTGATAATATTGTTGTTGCTACTGAAGCTGCGTTCTGAAGAGCGCTTTTGGTGACTAACAAAGGATCTATAATACCTGTTTTAATCATATTTACCATTTTTCCTGTAACCACATTTAATCCTCGTCCTTTAGCTTTTGGTAATTCCGCTTCCGTTATACCTGCATTTTCTAATATAGTCTTAAAAGGCGCTCTAATGGCTTCTAGGAGCACTTGTTCACCTTTTGATTTACTTACTATACTTGTTGATGCATTTAATAAAGCAATTCCACCTCCAGGCACTATACCTTCTTTAATCGCAGCTTTTGTAGCACAAATAGCATCTTCAACCCTATCTGTTTTTTCTTTTAATTCGATATCAGAATTAGCGCCTACTTTTACAATAGCTATTCTAGCTGCAAGCATTGCTAATCTTTTTTCTAATTTGATTACTTTATGAGCCGGATTGTCTTTTGACAATTCTTTTTTTAATTCAGCTATAATGTTTAAAATTTCTTCTGTAGGTTCGTTAAACTGTAATATAGTTTC